GGAAATTATGCACCCCCATCAATAGCTCGCGCTTGAAAGACGTGCACAGCGTGGAGCCCGCGATCATACCTGTGTCCTCACGTCAGGCTCCTGATAAGTGTCCTTCTTGGTACGCCCTTTGGCATAGTCGAGGTCCATCTTCAGGTCGGCCTCGAACTGCGTAAAATATCTCTGCCAGAGCGCGTCTTCGGTCTTCATATAAGTCCCGGCCTCAACCAGGCTGCCGGTCAATAGCGAATGGCTGAAGTGATCGCCCAGCCAGCTGATGCCGGCATCCACGATCGAGGGCGGCTGATAGAAGTAGCCAAGCTGCAAAGGGTAGCTCTGGTCCGGCGCCGGCCCGAGCAGAAGCGTCAGCTCGTTGAGCTGAGAGTAGAACCGCGGCACGTCCTGCAGAGTGGAATCGGGATAGCACTCTGTCAGGAATTCCGGATCTTTATTGATCAGCGACACGAGCTTGGTGCCATTGACCACGGTCACCGAGTCCGGTGCCAAAAAGTCGCTCGGCACCGGCACCTGCGCCTGGCCGGCAACCGCCTGGCCGGTGGCGTCCTTGCGAAAACGCGGCAGTTTGACGCGCAGCAGGATGCGACTTTCAGCGAGCCGGATGAAGGTATCGATGTTGTTGACAAACGACGCCTCGAAGTCTTCGGAATACTCCTGGATCGCCGCCCGCAGTTCGACGTAGGTCATAAGTCATCAGAAGACGCCCGAAAAGGTACACCCCTTTTGAGCCGCTCCACAGCCGCGGACCTTGCCGCCCTCGGCAAAGCGCCGCGCCTTCTTGGGCGGGGCCTCGGTCTTAGGGAAGCCGCGCCGTTGTTTCGCAGCCCCGCCGGCGGCCATCTTATCGGGCTTACACTCACCGCCTTTAGCCTTTTTCTTGGGCCGCAGCTTCTCGAGCGTCTCCGCCAAACGTGCCCGCTTGCCGAGCTTACCGGGCTTTTTGGCCGCCGCCTCGAGCTTGCCGGCCGGAATGTTTTCGCCCTTCTTCGCGCCCAGGGAACGGCGCAGGGAACCGGGATGTTTGATCGCGCGACCGATAAACTTGCCGCCCGCCTTCATGCCGACCGGCATCGTCGGCCCTGGCGCAGGTCCGCCCGGAATAGTGGCACCGGCCGGCCCGGCCGGAGGCGGAGGCTGATCGTCCATCTCGAGCGGCACCGGTGGCGCCATGGCCACAGCCTTTTTCTTTGGCTTCGGCCGGCGGCGCAGGACACCACCCCTGGCCTTCTTCTCGACTCCGGGCTCGTCGAAAGCCTCCTTGCTCTCACCCCACTGCGCATCACGGCCGCGGCCCGCCTTGACAGGACCACCCTTGGCGAAACCCATGCCGGCACCAGCCATGCCAGGGAAGGTCGCCGGCGCATACTGCTGTGCCATCGGATTGACCAGCGGAGCCGGCGAAGGGAAGCCTGCACCGGCTGGACCTGATACTCCAGGCATGCCCGGAGCGCCACCGGGCATGCCACCGCCCATGCGCCGGGCAGCCATCTGGCGAAGCATCATTGGATTCAGACCCTGCATCCCCCCACCAGGCGGCATGCCTGCGCCCGAAGGTAGTGGGCCCATCGAAGCCCCGCCCGGAGGCGGCATACCTGCGCCCGGAGGTAGTGGGCCCATGGCCCCCGCGCCACCAGGCGGCGGACCTCCAGGCGGCATACCCGCGCCAGGAGGTAAGGGACCAAGAGACGGACCCCCAGGCGGCGGACCTCCAGGCGGCATACCTGCGCCCGGAGGTAGTGGCCCTAAGCTCTGCCCGCCAGGCGGCATCCCACCGCCACCAGGAGCGCCAATTGACGGCAACGGCGCACCGGCACCACGCAACTGCGACTGTGCCAGCCGCGCCGCCATCGAAGCCGCACCTGGATCTCCTTGCGGCATCGCGCCGCGCGCCGCGAGCTGCTGCGCCATTGGATTGGGTGGTGCGCCACCCGGTGCTCCGCCCGCACCTGCAAGCGCGCCCAGCGAACCCGGTGCAGCTGGCGCACCTGCAGCACCGAATCCTGGCGACTGAACCAAGCCCTGCCCGGGAGCACCAGGCACAAGACCCGAACCCGCCGAAGCGCCGGTCCAGGGATTAATGCCTAGGCCCATCATGCCCAGGTTCTGCTGCCACGTAGGCCCGCCTGACCTGCCCGCAGCGGCCTGCCGCGCCATAGCTTCCTGTTGCTCCTGCGTCTTACCCGCCGGGCTCCAGTTTTGCTGCATCTGATCCGGGGTCCAGCTATTCTGCGCCGGTCCACCGGCTTGAAAGTGCCGCGTGCGCGGCCTACCGCGTAGCATCATCGCTTTGTCCTCCCTTTGCACGTCTGTCTTGCCATACCCGAATCGCCACCTGGTACCGGTCCAGGAAGCGCTTCTGCTCTTCAGGCGGCAGCTTCTGCCAATCGAGCGGCTGCCCGTTGATCCAATTGCCCGGCGGGAAGAGCTCCCGCGAAGCCGTCAGGCCGGTGTCCGGCCGCGCGTTGCGCAGCGCCTGCGCATCGGTAGTCACGTACTGATCGAGAAAATTCTGCGGATGGTCGGGATCCCAACAGGTGGGGCAGGAAAGCAGTCCAGTGGCCCGCCCGCGCACGGTCGTGCCACGTAGCTCGAGGTAGCGGCAACGAATGCCGCACACATCACACATGCCCCAAGCGTACTTGCCGCTGGCAAATTTGTTAGATCTGGCCATAATCCCCGCCCGGTACGAAGCGGAAGGCCGCGCGATCGCGGTCTTCGTCACTGGCCAGAGTAAACTGCTCTTCGTAAGCGTCCTTGAGCATCTGGATCCGCGGCACGGCCTTCGGATCGGTGCTCTTCAGGGCCATGTAATACGCCAAGCCGGCGATCATGGCCGGAACAAACCGCCAGGGGATCTCGGGCGCGCCCGTGCCGCCGGCACCCAGCGGAAGCAGGCGCCGGAGGCGCCAGTAGACCAGCTGATAAGCGCCGGTTTCGCCCGGCACCTGCCAGAGCTGCAACTGGGGGTTGATCAAACGTTGAATCAGGATCAGTGAAGGCCGGCCGGTGGCGAGCTTATTGGGAATCGCCGCGTACTCACTAATCGTCATCCGCGAGAGCGGCAGATCGGTCTGGACCGTGCCGGTGGTGGCGCGGATGGCATACTCGACCAAGTCTACGGTATCGCCAGGCAAAGGGTACTCGGGCTGGTTGGCCAGCAGGTCCACGGTCACCGGCCCATCGAGCGTCCATAGATTTAGACCGCGATTGGCCCACTCGATGCTGAGCAGCTCGAGACCGCGACGTGCGGTGCGCAGGCTGTAGCCGCTACGAAACTCGATGCCGGCTCTCTCTGATGCTTCCTGCGCGACCTCGACGGTATCAAAAGTGGGCCACACCGGTGTAGTCGCCACAGCTACTCCTTCCGCGCACTATTCAGGGCAATCGCCACCGCCTGCTTGCGGTCGCGCACCTTCGGCCCTTGCTTAGACCCACTGCGCAGCGTGCCCGCCTTAAACTCATGGAGAACCTTGGCGACCTTCGCGCGGCGCGGTTTAGAAACCATGCTGCACGGAATTATAGCCGAAAGTAGACCCGTTTAAGCGGTTTGTCGAGAATTGGGTAGGGATTCGATACCGGCCGACTGGGGTGGAATTACCGGCTGATCGATGGTCAGTAAGCGCAGGAGTTCAAGGCGATCGGCGAGCGGCACGGTGCGGTTACGCAGGTGCCAGCACAATTCTTCAAACGCAGCCGTATAGTTGACCTGCGCAACCGGGCTCAGGACTGGCATGGAAAGCAAACCTCAAAGCGCTAGTTTGCTCCTAGGGCGAGTTCAGATCAAGGGCTTTCTGGAACATTCCTGAAACAGGAAGTATTCTTTTACTCAGTCAACTCCGGGTGCTTACCGGATGGAGCCGAAAGGGCTGCCTCCGCAAGCAGTTCGATGTTTTCGCTGGCACGCCCGTGAACCAAACGATTGCGAATCGATACCATCGATTGCCGATGACGCGGGTCGTTTGCCCAGGCCGCAAAGTGCTCGAGCATATGCTGGCGATGCATTTGATCGACCGGAAGGGATTGCGTCAGGTCCGCCTCCAGATAGCTGTAGCAGAGCAGGAGATTGCGCGCGCTGGCCGGCGCCATTTCGCCCACCAGGAAGCGCAGGTCGCGGATCACCGGAGGAGCGACACCGTCGGCGACCGCCAGCCGGGCCATGGCCACCTCCATCATCTCGGTAATGTGATAGCCGCGCTGCTCGATCCACAGATAAAATTCGTCCATCCACTCTTTGCTGACGCGCACGCTGATCTGAACCTTCTCCACCTTCTTACGGCGCCGCGTGGATGACTTGGGCGTTTCTTCGTCAGTAGAAACTGCTTTCTTTTTGGAACCACCGTTTTTTGTCATCTGGCGTTTTTGGGGCATAAAGTTTTTTGGTCGTTTCGCGCGGGAAGTGTACTCTTCCCGTCAGAGATTTCCTCACACCCAGTTTTTGCGATTGCGTTTGTCTGGGTAGCGGGATAACAATAGAAACCGTCTCATCACAGTCACACGCCGGCCAGGGGTCGGATAAAGGACGCTGCCATGACGACGTTAGCTGCACAGGGTAAAAGTTTACCCGACTTTTCCTCAACTACCCAATACTCTTTCGTACAAGCTTTGTCGGAAATGTACTCCGACCCGGGATTATACGGACTGGTACTCCGGACACTGATCTACTATGTCGGCCATCCGCTGAGCCCGCCGCGACCAGCGGATATCGAGCTCCTGCTGGCACTCAGCATTGTTGCCACCCGCGCTGACCAGAAAGCCCGGCCATGACCGCTGATGCCCAGCCGGCGGCCAGCTGGCAGCATCAAATCGAAGCCTATAACTTTGTGGAAAAGTTGTGGAG